AAATGTAACGGTTGGAGAGGATGGTAGAGCTACCGCTACGCTAACCGCTTTCTCTGGACTACTGGTAAACGCTGGAATGGTGCAACCGGAATACCAAAGCGATAGACCATTTCGAATACAGGTTAAAACTAAGGATGCGGTTATTACTTCCCCAGGAGCGTTATCCTCTACCGTAACCATTACCGCGGGTAATGTACAGATACCAGCTGGAGGTAATACGTACCTGGTAGGAGACTCCGTACGGTTTGATTCCACGGTAGGTAATATCCTCTCTACGGAAACCTATACGATAGCTACCGTAACCGGGACTACGTCCTTTACCCTAACCGGGATTACTCCTACGGTTACTGGATCGGCTAAACATCAGAAAGTAACCGTTACATCCCCAGCGGTATACGTAACGCTTTTAGCTGGTACTCTTAGCGCGCCTAAGATAACCAGGATGGAGAATGATTTTACCGATCTGTGGAGTACTCTGGAATTTACTGGGTCGGATAGAGGTACGGATTTAGACCTTACTACTATCCAAAGTACTCCAGCTTTAGACGGTTTCCGATTATCGGACTCCGTCCGGAATCTCCTACGTATCTCCGGTTATGTGGATAACGGAAGCGCGTACGATAACGTCTCTATCTTTATCTCCTATGATGGTAGTCCTACGGAGTTTACTCTCCCGCTTTCTCCTGGTGCATCTAAGGGAGAATGGGCATTTTCTATAGAGCGTGGAGAGACGGTAGGAGGAGCTTTAGATCGGCTCCATAGTACATACGCTGCTACCTGGATAAAGGGATGGATACCTCTCTCTAGCGTCCTCGGAGGTTACCAGTATTCCTGGGAAGTACCTAACCTTACTCCTAGTACCTGGGACGTTACTATATGGCAAACCTTAGAACAAGCTATGGACCCAGCTAAGGGAAATCTATCTATGCCATTTGCTAGTACTTGTTTACTACAGGGACTATCGGAAACGCGAGAGACTCCGGAAGCTAATAGCATAGTAGTAGTAGGACGCGATCCGCGGAGAGGACAAATCCTCTATGGTTACTACCAGGATGGACCTTCCCAGGATGGTACGTTAGCTCCAGCTTCCCGTCCTACTAACTGGAGAGGTAGACCGATTAGCTACATACTAGCCGATCCTACGATTACCTCCCAGAGTAAGGTAGATTACGCGGTTACTATCCTACAGAATAGACTAACGCTTACCCGTAACCTGGTCGAATTTGATACAGGTCTATTAATGTGGAATAAGGGTAACGCGGAGGACCAGTATCCTATCTGGTTAAACGATATCGTCCGGATTATGGGACCGACCGGGACCGGAGTATACGGATGGTATCGGATTGTAGCTATCCCTAATATCGAATTTGTCCGAGAGTATTCGGATGGAAGCGGTATCCAGCTCCGAAGCTGTACATACCGCGCGGAAGCGGTTACGATACCTACATAATGCCTACCTATCTAGATGTAACCAGGACGAGTACCCAGGGAGCGTCCTTCGCGTTTACCGTAAAGAAGAGATTAATCGACCCGTCCTGGACTCTACCTCCAGGTTTCTACGAGTACGGAAGCTCCGCGGACTTTACCCTGGGAGGACATTACGGATGTAGCGCGCGGTTTCAGGTTATCTATGTACTAACCGGAAGCGCGACCGTACCGACTCCTACTAACTGGACCTGGGCTATTAAAGTCCGCGTTACGGTTGATAATGGACATGGTGTAACGAATACCCAGGACGTAGTAATAGATAGCGGATCGGAGATTCCATCCCTCCATTACGTGGATAAAACCGCGTCCATTTCCGGTACGTTTAGCTTCTCCGCAGGAAGCTCTATCTACTACGATATTACGGAATCGCAGCCCGACCCATTAACGTACGTACATCCTCCATACACTGTATATAACCAGTATGAACGCTCTACAGCGGGAAGTACCGCGGTATGTACGGGTACGGTAAACGGTACAGCTACTACCGCTACAAGTACAGTATCTACTCCGCAGAGTACCCAGTACCGCTTTACGGTATCCGCTACTAACCTGGTTAAAGGTAGCGCATCCGGAGTCCTGGATTTGCTAATCTCTGCAGCTACGACTAACAGTATCGCTATCCCTAACTATAGCTATCTACAATTTTCTAGCGCGGATTTCTTCGTCCTCCAGACTAATAGCATAGAGCTAAAGAATACGGGTACGGATGATGCTTTCGGGGACCCAGCGGATACCTCCTGTACGATTACCAGCTATGTAGCTCTAAAGAGAAACATTAAAATGCTGGGAAAGATAAACGCGTTTAATGATTCCTATCCCGATCCGTTAACCGTAAAGCTAACCGGACTGGATAATAGTAATCGTACGATAGTCCGGACCGGGAGCTACGAGGAAAATGATGTATTCCACGATTACTCCATATCCTCTACGATATCAGCTGGAGGGACTACCACTCCCCAGAGTACATCCGGTTTCTCCATCCCAGCGACCATTAAAAGCGAGATAATCGCGTCCTCTCTAACCGCGGTAGGAGATGATAATAAAGCTACGCGTTTAGCTTTCCGCGGATGGAATTTCATAGGCTGTACTATGTCTCTCGCTAACGAGTACCAAGTACTAGCTGGAGGTACATCCAATACCAGGACATACTCTCCTACCGAGGATTTCGCTAGCTACCGCTATCTAGATGTAGAGGTTAAATCGTTAACGGGTACGTCCCAGGATTTTCAGGTACAGGTTACGTCCTCCCCAGGATCGGACTTAAAGCTATGGGATAGTAATACAGCTAGCGCGTCCTATGAGTTTAAACGCGTCGATCTGCTCTCTCCGGTAAACCGGACGAGTACGATAGATACCCAGGATAATCCGTATCCTCGTTTAAATCCTACCTATCCTACTAGCTTCCCAGGACTGGAGCGCGTTAACTCCGATTACTACGGGATTACGCGCGCTGCTATTCTCTCCGTAAGTAACGCTAATGTACAGCTTAACCGCGTGTATCTTAGAGCTACTACCCAGAGCTGTAGGTCTAACTTCGTACCTACCTTTAACTATAGTCTCTCTAACTTCGACCAGGTCATTACTCCAGCGTCCATCTCTGGGACTACCGTTAGCTATTACGGTAGGAGGCTATGGCAGGTTAGCGTTTCCGGACGCGTAGAGGAGGAGTACGATATCTACTACTCAACTTCCGGAGGTAGTAAAACCTGGGTCCCTCTAACGATATCGGATTTCGTATCCAGGGTATTAACCCATACCGGATGGAGCGCGGGTACAGGTACATCCGCTGGATCGGGTATCTCCGCGTATGCTAATAGTATTACCGGTTACGCTACCTGGTTAGGAGGTATCCAGTGGAAAGCTGCTACCGGAGGCGGGACCGAACAAAAGGACTGGATTAATGTCCTCCAAAATCAGGGAGAGGCGGATACTACCGTCCGCGCTCAAACCATATTTGACGAGATAAACGGAAACCTTATCCCGGATTACTTCGATCCGTTTGGAGTCTATAAGAGTACCGATACCTGGATTACGCTTCCGTCCGCGTCCATCCTCCGTGGATCGGCGCACGGTAACGTATTCAAATCAGATACTACTAACCGGGTAGGAGCTTCGGTATTCTATACGCTTACGTCTACCAGCGCGTCCAGAGGAAGCGGAGTAACGGACGCGGTAGGAGAATATAAAACCGGACTACCGAAGGGATTACCTACAGCAGGACATACGGTATCTTACTCCTCCCTGGTATCGGACATTACTCCTAATACCTTTACGGCTAAACAAACCAGGAGAACATTTAAGGACGCGTCTACGGTAGGTAGCGGAAGCGTCTCCGCGGATGTAGCTGGGGACCAAACCGTTACTCTGGGGATAGTAGACGCTGGGACCGTTTATCTCTGGTTTACTCCGGAAGCTACTCCGACCAGCTGGTATACGGTTAATACCGGGATTACCGGAGCTTCGGGAGTAGATATCCGGTATAGCAAAGTATCTACCGACCAGCGATTAATCCTTATCGTTTCTAAAACCGGAGGGACGGTAGAGAGATACGAAACCGATACCCAGGGAGGGAGTGTAAGTATGGCGGTAGTACTAGGTACTGGTACTCGTCCAGCGGTTACAGTTAATCCGTATGGAGTGGAGTACGTAATCTGGAGGACAAGCGGAGGCGCGATCCAGATAACGAAGCGGGACGCGCAGGGTAACGTAGTACTAGCAGCTACTACGGTAATCGCGTCTAACGTAGCGGATGATTCCCTAGATATCTACTGGAGGCTAGATACTCTCTATATCGTTTACAGACATACGGTAAACGGGATTACGGTAGTAACCTCTACAGATGATGGAGATACGTTTAGTTAAAAATAAGGACGCTACCCTGGGAGAAGGTAGCGTCCTCGTTCGAGAAGAGTACTTGAAACGAAGGAGTATAGTATGGGTAATAGAGCTATTGCAATATTAGCATCGGAGCGCGCGCTGGATAATATTGGAGTCCAGGAGACGGGTAATAACCGCGGGAAGTACATCCGGAAGTATCAACTAATTTGCGATCCTCCAGCTCCGGAAGGTAGTCCCTGGTGTGCTGCGTTTATGGTCTATCGATACGTTACAGCAGCTGGGGAGCTGGGAGAGGATATCCCGGACTCCTTCCCCAGGTCGGCATATTGTCCGGACTTTGCGCGCTGGGCTAAAAAGGAAGGACTCTATATTCCCCAGGTTTCCGCGCGGGAGGATACGTCCCTGGTACGCGAGGGAGATATAGCTCTCTTCTACTTTAAAGCTCTAGGAAGGATCGCGCATTGTGGAATAGTAACCGAAGTACTACCGCTGGGAGTATGGACGGTAGAAGGTAATACCTCCCCCGAACCGGAGGACGCTAACGAAGTAGAGCGAGACGGAGACGGAGTATTCCGGAAGTTTAGGAGCTGGTCGGAGCTGGGGAAGTTCGGCGGTTTCGTCCGGATTGACTTCTAAGCAAAATAAAAGCTCCTCCCTGAAGGTCGGCAGGGAGGAGCTACATAACGCGCGAGAGTTCGGCTAGGAGCGCGTTACGCTGGATTTTATCGTAACCGATCTATGCTCCGGTACTACGTTAAACCCGATTACTTTAGCTCCCTCCGGATCGGCTATCATGCTCTCCACTACATCCGCAGGAATACGGGAAGGGAGTACCTTCTCCTCTACCTTTAAAGCAGCTGGGCAATTTCTACGAACCCAGGTTAGAGCTGTATCCGCGTCCTCTATCTTTACCGAAGCATTTACCTTACGGTAGCTAATCTTAAGGAATGGATTTGTATACGTGGATACCCTGGGAGTACCATCCGCTTTCTTCGGGAGCATATCGAAAGCTAACCTCTGCATCCCTTCGGAGTAACGGTACATAAGGTACTCCAGCTTTCTCTCCTCCGCTTTAAGCATAGCGCGAGTATTCTCTATTACATTCTCCAGCTGGAGTCTCCGCGCTTCGATCCGTGATTCCGCTTCGGAGATAATCCTAGATACTGTAACCAGGTCCTCCTCCGTTTCTACAGCGACCGGGAGCGTACCGTTATCTACGCGTCCCGCGTATTCTCCCGTCTCCTCGTCGAATAGCTCCCCGTTAACTTCTACTAGTCCCATACTCTTTATTCTCCTAATGGTTTTAATGTCTTGACGGGAGGAAGCTTTATCCCCGCTCCCGCTGGTTTCGTACCTGGTACGTTACCGTCCTCGTCCTCGTCCGCGCTTATCGCGAGGAGCATAGAGAGAGAGTAACGTCTACCGTACGTAACCGCTCCTCCCATACCATGCGGATCGACGCGGTTTAGAGGAATCCATACCGCGCTAGTCCTGGTTTCTCCTTCCTTATTCCGGATGGAGGTAGTAACCTTTACCGCGGTTATCCTTCCCTCCTCCGTAATCTTAAGCTCCTCCGCATCCTGGGTAATGTACAGTCCATGCTTAGTAAGTAGAGGACGTACAGTATCCAGGATAGCGTCCAGCGTAACGTATACACTATTAAAATGTGGATTTCTCCCGTCCTTCCGGATAGCTTTAAGCTCTCCATTAAAAGCTAACAAGCTCTCGTCCAGCTTCATATTTTGATTCCTTTATGCTTTACTTCCTCGTAGTCCAGCTCCCAGGTTACATCCTTCGTAAGGACTACTACTCCATCCCCCAGCATTTCTCTAACCTTCGCTAGGACGGATACGTATACGTCCGTATGAGACGCGCGGATCGGCGCGTCCAGAATAAAGTTAATGGTCGCTACCTTCGTAAATACTGTAAACCTGGGAGCTTCCTTCGGGAATATCTCCGCTCTAACTAACGCTACTTTTTCCATACTCTCCTCCGCTATATATGCTAGGTATATAGTGGATAGATAATAGCATTATTTATATACGTCTGGTATATAATCCGTCTATGATTCGAGGAATAACCCAGCGACAAATATCCGAGGATACGGGTATCGCGCAGCCTAACGTCTGTAAGTATCTCTCCGGGAAGAAAATCCCTAATGTAGATACAGCAGGGAAGCTAGCGAAATCGTTAGGGATTAGCACGGAGGATTTTTACCGTATCGTTATACGCGCGCGGTTAGATTCCCAGGTAGAGGAGAAAGAGTAAATGAAACGCTGTAGAGAATGTGCGGGAGAAGTATACGGAAGCGATCCGGTATGTACCGGATGTAGGACTACGGAATGGTTAGATATGCACAACCCAGAGAGAGCGCGCGAAACCTTTAACCAGGTACAGGATAACCGTAAGAAACGCTATCTCTCTGGATTATGGGATGGAATCGTAATGTGTATCCTTACGCTTCTATTCCTCGCTTTCCTCGCGAATATCCCGGAAGCTCTCCGATACGAGGATAAGAAAATGGAGATACTCCGCGCTAATGGAGTCCAATAAGATAAAGCGGTTACTCTCCCGGATACGCCGGGAGAAGTACCGCGGTTTAAGCGCGGACGAGGAAATCCTACTAAGTACCAGCTACCACGCTGGTATTTTTAGTAAGGATATCTCCGATATTTTCGTGGAGTGTAATCGCGGTTTAGTAACGTGGATCGCGAATAAGTATGTCGGACGCGGAGTAGATTTCGATGATTTACACGCTTGCGGATACGCGGGAGTACTCCACGCGCTAACGAAGTTCGAACCTGCTAGACGGCTAAAATTCTCTACGTACGCTGTACCGTGGATACACCAGCATATGAGACGCGCGGTAGAGAATACATCCTTTACCGTACGGTTACCGTCTCACGTCCACGATTCTATGTTTCAGGTTAGGCGCGCACAGGATAAGTACTACTCCGAGAATGGAGCTTCTCCGACCATAGAGGAGTTATCTACTCTAACCGGACTAACGGAGCTAAAGATTACTAAAACCATAGATGCAATGGTTAGCCAACCGGCTAGCCTATCTACCGTTATCAATAATAAAGAGATGCAGCTGGGGGATACCTTAAAGGTAGAGGACGAGAACATCCGAGAGGTAATCCGATCCGGACTATCTATGGAGATAGAGAGAGTACTTTCCCTGGTTAACCAGCAGGAGCGGGAGGTTTTAATCGCTTGTTTAGGACTGGATGGAAGCGAACCTTTAAACCGGCATCAATATGCCAGGGTAGTAGGAGTATCGCACCAGAGGATTTCCCAGATATGGGGGACCGCTATAGTTAAGATACGGGAAGCTGGAGTAAACATAGAGGACCTAGCTCCGTAGGAGGATGGATGAAGCATTTAGAGGATAGAGAGCAGATCGCGTTATTTGCCTGGATACGTTTAATGGAGAAGGAGTATCCTCTCCTCCAGCTTATCTACCATACGCCTAATGGAGGTTACCGCGATCCGCGGACCGCTAGTAAGTTTCGCGCTATGGGAGTTAAGCCTGGAGTATGGGATGTATTTATCCCAGCTCCCTCTCCATTATGGGTAGAAATGAAGGTCGGAAATAACAAGCTCTCGTTATCCCAGAAGAGATGGAAGGAGGATTTAGAACCGTACGGGTATAAATTCGCTACCTGCTATACCTGGGTAGAAGCAGCGCGAGTAATAGGACTACATCTGGGAATACCAGAGGATAAATTACCTAGCTAGAAGCTGGGAGGAGAGAGTAATGGAAACGAAACCGGAGGAAGCTTCGCGCTTCCTATCGTCCTTATTTGGACATTATACGGATGGAGTAATAGAGATTAGGTCCATCCACAAGAAACGCGGTATACGGAGGGACTGGATACCTCTCCCTTATGGGTTAAGTCCCAGGAGCTGTAGGCATTACGGGAAAATGGTTAGCGGTTACGCTCTACAGGGATTTGATGTTTACGTATCCGTCCTCCCCAGGACGAGTACGGAGAATAGCGGACGCTCCGGAGTATGTGCTATCGGAGCTGTATGGGTCGATATGGACCTTAAGGTAGAGGGAGCGGACGTATCCCTCCTAGAACATACGGACGTAATCGTATCTACGGGTAACGGTTATCACGGGTACAAGCTCCTAGAGCGTCCTAAAGCTATTAAGAACGAGAAGGAGCGCGCGCTTTACGAGAGTAAGGTCTACGCTTTCGCGGACTCCATCCTCCCAGGTTTAGATAATGTCTCTAATCTAGATCGGATACTAAGGATACCTGGGACCTTAAATTGGAAATCCGAGGACCCGAAACCCGTAAAGCTAATACGCGCGCTAGCTCCTCCGGTTATGTCCTTCCGATCTGCTGGAGGATGGAAACCAGAAATAGATATCCCAGGACTGGACGATATCTATATCCTCGCGCTGGAGGGACGGTTAGGTAATATGCTCCCTCCTCTACATCTCCCCAGCGGACGAGACGTATACGATTTAGATAACGCGGTTACGTCCTGCTATGACTACGTCCAGCTCTACCGGCATAATCCGATCCGATACGATTACCTCCTACAGATAGCGCGCGAGGATATCCCGCTCATTATGGACTACCTGGTAGGAGGCGATAATGTCAGATAAATGGTTCGACGAAATCCCGGACGTTAAACCTCCGAGGATATCTGGAGCTAGCTCCGGAGCTGGAATACCGGAAGCTTCCGGGAGTATCTGGGACGCGCTCTTTACCGACCATCCGGAGGGAGGAGGACCATATACCGGACGAGATAACGCGGTTACCGTCCTCTGCGGTTTCTTTCGCGCTAAGGATTTCCCTTACGATATCGCGCTGGATATCGCGAGGGACTGGAACCTCCGGTACTGTAAACCTCCGCTAGAGGACGAGGTACTCTCCGATAAGCTGGGTCGCGCCTGGTTACGCTGGGAAGCTGGGACTATTCCGGACGTTACTCCGGAGAGCATCCAGGAGACTCCTACGGGACTGGAATTTCTACGCTGGGGGGATATGCAGAAAAAGGTAGTAACCATAGGAGAGATGGAGTGGATAGTCCCTAACGTAATCCTCCGCGGAGGGATTAGCTTTATTTCCGCTCCAGCTGGAGGAGGTAAGTCCTGGTTAGCTGCCGATCTCGTTAGATGCTGCGGGACTGGAGGTAAATGGTTAGACGCTATAGACGTACCGGTTACTAATGTCCTCTACATAGACGAGGAGATGGGCGTTACCGGTATGTTTTACCGATTAGACCAGCTAGAGGCTGTACCGAATACTCTAATCTATACGGACCAGCAGGGAGTACGTCTGGATAATAAGGACCATCTACAGCAGATACTAGACCTAATCGAAAGAGAGGGAATAGAGCTGGTTATTATCGATACTTTCGTCCGGGTCCACGGGAAGGACGAGAACGATAACTCCGCTATGTCGCATTTATACCGGAGCTTTAAAGCTATAAAGCAAAAGGGAGCAGCTATTTTAAACCTCCACCATAACCGGAAGAGCGGATCGGAGTCCGGTATAGCTCACGAACAAATGCGAGGAGCGGGAGATATTGCAGCTCAGGCAGATACTGTATTCTCCATCTCTAAAAAGGACGGAGTCTATTCTCTGGTTACTACTAAGAATAGACATGGTCGCGAGGAGGACTACGTTAACCTATCGTGGACCATAGAGAGCATAGAAGGGAGTACCAGGTTATGTAGCGTCCTCGTAGACGTACGCGACCAGGGAGCTTCCCTAATGGATGCGATCCTAGAGGTAGTCTCCGAGAATCCTGGGATATCCGGAAACCTAATCGCTAAACAAGTAAAGGGTAACCGTAACCGTATCCTGGGGACCATACAGGAGATGGTTACAGGACATATCCTTACGGTAATGCGCGAAGGAGGGAGGACGGTTAAGTACTACCCGTACGGTTACACCATGCCTAGAGAGGAGGATAGATTCTATGGAGAAGAAGAGTAAACGCTCTACCTGGTCCGAAGCGTCTAGGGAGCGGGAGAGAGCGTGGAGGCGCGCTAGCTACGCGACATACGGGTACGCGGTTCAGGATATTAAAGGGAATATCGTACACGTCTACGGGAGGAAGTGTAGAGCGGAAACCTGCTGTAATTTCCATCCGGAGTACAGCTTCTATAAGGTCCGGAGGGATACTTTAGAGCGCGTTTAACTGGTATCAAATGACTGGTATCCCTTAAGTATAGATACTGATACTACTATGGTTTCCTCCCTTATAATCCCTCCTTCCGTACCGGACTCCTCCGGACGGTACGGACGCTTACGCTGTACCGTACCGGAGCGTCCGGTTTACTTCTTTGGTATGCGATCCGCAGGTCCCAGGTATTGAAATATAAATTAATATCCGGGACTATTGCACCAGAGAATATACGGATGGTATATACGGAGGAGTCCTTTATGGACGGTTTGAGAAGAGCTGGATAGCTCAGAAAGTAGATAAAGATTATGGGTTTCTTTGGTTCGGTTGGAGGTTTCGCGGAGCCGAAACCAGCAGCTCCAGCGGATACGTATCTCTGTAAGCTGGTTAGCGTTGATACAGCGGAGCGTAAGAAGTACCAGAGCGAAGAGAAGGAAGCTTGTCTCCGCTGGGTATGGGAGACTACAGAGGTAGGAGACGAGGACGGTACTCCGTTTCGCTTCTCCCGGTTCACGTCCGTATGGTACGGAAATCCTCAGAGTAAGCTAACCCAGCTCCTGGATAATATGCTGGGTAAGCGTCTCTCGAAAGTGGAGTATAACGCGCTCTCTATCGAGGACCTTAAGAGTAAAGCATGGAAAGTAACCGTCTCCGTAGCGGTTACTAATAGCGGATCGGAAGTTAATAACGTGGAGGACGTACGTCCAGCGTCCACGGTAACGAAGAAAGCTAAACCGATTAATACGGAAGGAATCTCCGACCCGTTCGCGGACGCGGAGTAATGACCTGGGGGGAGGAGTAATCCTCCCTCCTTTAGATTTGGAGAGAGTACTAATGAGACATTTTAGCGAGATGGGATATACGGACTGTAAAGATTCCTTAAGCGTACCGATCCGGATATCCCTCCTGGGTATGGCGCGTCAATTTTGCCTAGATTTGGCATTTGATAAAGCTTTCGACGGTAAACGATACAGCCTAACATCGACAAGCAAATCCTATACCTGGCATGATGTAAACAATGGAGCGAAGGTACAGGTAGAGATTACTGTAGATACTAACGCGCAGAATAATACCTGTATCTGGTTTGACTTTAATACAGCTGGTCTACCCTGCTGCTTCCTCCTGATTTGCGTTAAAGCAGATCGGCGCGAGGATGATACCTGGGAGTATTACCATATGGGAGCCGAACCGGAGAGCGCGATTATTCAAGGTATCTACGGACGTTTAGTAAAGCATATCGACGAAGTAGATTATAAGGATTTAGACTATGTCTAGAGACGCGCATTACCGGAAGGGAAGCGTCCAACCGATAGAGGTAATCGAGAGCTATAAGCTCTCGTTTACCCTGGGTAATGTCGTTAAGTATGTATGTCGGCATGGAGAGAAGAATGGAAGGGAGGACCTTCTAAAAGCTCTCTGGTATCTGGTCTACCATCTAACGGACTCCATATCGGTAGCGGACAATATCTCTACGGCTATCGATAGTATCGGACGAGCTAGCGACCCAGGGACCGCCGATCCGGAGCTTAAAAGGGAGGTTAATCCCGATACATGGGACTTAACTATCTAAGCGTATGCTCCGGAATCGAAGCAGCATCCGTAGCTTTCGAACCGCTAGGATGGAACGCTGTAGGTTTCTCTGAAATCGATACGTTTCCATCCAGAGTATTAGAGTATAGATTCCCCAGCGTCCCGAACCTGGGGGATATGTCTAACTATAAGGACTGGAATATAGATGGACCAGAAATCATTATCGGAGGACCTCCCTGCCAGAGATACTCTAAGGCTGGACGATACCTGGGGGAGAGAGACGAGAGAGGGAAGCTCATCTTTACTTTCGCGGATGTACTCGCGCATTTCAAACCGAAGTACTTCGTATTCGAAAATGTCCCAGGACTCCTATCCGTTGACGGAGGAGCTACCTTCTACAGCTTCGTATCTAAGGTTACCGGATGCGGGTATAGCTGTACCTGGAGAGTACTGGATAGTCAATACTTCGGAGTACCCCAGCGGAGACGCAGAATATACATGGTCGGATTACTTGACTCCTCCCCAGGACGTACCTTCTCTCTATTGGATAACGTCGAAATGTGCAGCGGGTATAGTCCGAAGAGCGGAGAGCCGATCTATGCCCCTTCCTGGGGCTTTATGGCTAAACCTGCTGTATCTAATCCGGAGGGAGTACGGGGATACCCAAACCTAACCGCGTCTAATCTTTCTAAGGGAGTTAATAACCAGACTCCTCTAATTTATGACGAGAACCGTAAGGATGGATTTATCCGGAGATTAACTCCGGAGGAGGGAGAGATACTACAAGGTTTCCCCGCAGGATGGACGGAGGTTTACTATTACAAATGCTGTAAAGGTGAATTTCCATATGGATTAGGGAAGTATGGATGTCCTATCTGTAACGGACATAAAACCGCTAGACTAATCCGACCATCCGATACGGACCGATATATCGCTATCGGTAACGCTATGACGGTAAACGTAGTCCGCGCGATCGGCTACAAAATAGAAGAGGACTATCTACGAGAAAGAGGAGGGATGTATGGATAACATCTACATGGAACCGGGACGCTTCGAGAGGAAGCTTAACGCTCATAACTTTAAGGGAGCTAATATCGTACGCGTATTCTGGGATTTCCAGAAGCGCGCTAAACGCCTAATGCAGGTAATCGCGGAAGCGGAGGATTTCGACGATATCGTTTCCGATCCGACTAAACTGGAAACGGTATGTAATACCGTCCTGGGATATACATTTGTCCGTATTCGGCATAACGTGGAGAAGGTCGAAGGAGATAAGACTCCTTACTTCGATATCGTTCCTACATTCCCTCCAACGAATACGAAAGCTTTCTGTACTCTGGATGTAGTCTCTCTATTTACCTGGTTAGATGGAGCTTCTACTACGTCCGCTATTCTAGCTGCTGGTATCGTCGAGCTAAACGATATCGCTAACGAAGGAGAGCCTATCTAATGGATGTACTGGGTAATAACCTGTACTCTATCCTCCTGGGGGACGCTAGACGCGTCCTCCAGGATTTACCTTCCGAGAGCGTACAGACTATCGTTACATCTCCTCCATACTTCGGACTACGGGACTATGGGAAGGAAGCGCAGATCGGATTAGAGGAGACTCCTTCCGAGTACGTTAACGCGCTGGTAGAGGTATTCCGGGAAGCTAAACGGGTACTCCGCGAGGACGGTACTCTCTGGTTAAACCTGGGAGATACATACGCTGGACGCGCTCTCTCCCGTGGACCAGATGGTAGAGCTGGTTTCTCCGGGAAGCGGGAGAAGCTTGTATCCCGTCTCTCCGAAGGACTCCGAGAAAAGAACCTAATCGGTATCCCGTGGAGGGTAGCTTTCGCGCTACAAGCGGACGGATGGAATCTCCGACAAGACATTATCTGGAGTAAACCTAACCCTATGCCCGAACCTGTACTAGATAGATGTACTAAGGCGCACGAATACATTTTCCTTATGTCAAAATCTACTAAGTACTTCTACGATATCGACGCGATCCGCGAACCGTGGAAAGATAACGCGCGCGATAAAGAGAGAGCTAAAGAGAAGCATCCGGGATACCAGGGTAAGCATAGTAAAGGTTACGGTAACGTAGGGAGTAGTACCGGACAAGTAATCGGCGATCCGGATAAGGGAAAGAATAAGCGGAGCGTATGGTCCGTTACTTGTCACGGTTTCCCAGGAGCGCATTTCGCTACCTATCCTCCGGAGCTAATCCGTCCTTGTATCCTCGCGGGTAGTAGACCTGGAGACGTAGTCCTGGACCCGTTTAACGGTAGCGGTACTACTGGGTACGTAGCTCTACAGGAAAAGCGGAGATACCTGGGGATAGAGCTTAATCCGGAGTACGTGGAGATAGCTAATAACCGGATACGCGGACTCCAGATACAGGAGTCTCTAGATATCTAGTAGGATAAGAGAAGGAGAATCACATAATGAAATCAGGACCAGGTAGACCTACGAAGTACTCTCCGGAGACGGTAGAGGCGATATTACAAGCTCTCCGGGACGGTAATACGCGTAAGGATAGCTGTAGCGTAGCGGGAATCTCGGAGGAGACATTCTCCCAGTGGAGGAAGCGATATCCCGAATTTCTGGACTCTATAGAAAAGGCGGAAGGTAAAGCAGCTTTCCACGCGGTAAACGTGGTGCGATCCGCTATGGACTCCGGAGTATGGCAGGCTGCTGCCTGGTGGTTAGAGCGGAGACGTAAGGCGGACTGGAGCTTACGGACCGAAACGGTAGGAGCGGATGGTAGTCCACTGGAAATCGTTATCCGTTACGCGGACGGAGATTAATGGCGCGTACGGAGCTGGTCCTCCCGCGTCCACATAACGGACAAGCTGTAATCCTACAGGAGGCTAAACGGTTTAATGTCCTCTCCTGCGGTAGACGCTTCGGTAAAACTACCCTGGGAGGAAACCTCGTAGCGGATGTAGCTGTAGTAAAGCGGTTACCCGTTGGATGGTTTGCTCCTACGTACCGTCTCCTAGAGGAAGCGTACCGCGACCATAAGCGTATCTATGCTCCACTGGTAACGCGATCCGTTTCCAGTCCATATCCCAGGATAGAGCTTATAACCGGAGGAGCGATAGATTACTGGACGCTGGAGGACCCAGGGACGGTAGCGCGCGGACGGAAGTATGGACGGGTAATCATAGACGAAGCTGCATCCGCTAGATACCTAGAGGAAGCGTGGACCGAAGCTATCCGACCTACCCTAACCGATTACCTGGGGGATGCTTACTTCCTATCTACTCCGAAGGGACGTAACTACTTCTCCGTCCTCTACGAGATGGAGAAGGAGGACCAGGACTGGAGGAGCTTCCGATTACCTACTACGGATAATCCGTACATCGATCCGCAGGAAGTAGAAGCAGCTAGTAAAGCTCTCCCCAGTATCGCGTATAGACAGGAATATCTCGCAGAATTTGTAGATGCAGCTGGAGCGCGCGTATCGCGGGACTGGTTACGGATCGCGCATATATCGGAGTATGGAGATACGTATATGGGAGTAGACCTAGCTATCTCCCAGAAAGCGGAAGCGGACTATACAGCTACCGTAGTCCTAACCCGTCTACCGGACGGGAGTATATACGTCCTAGACGCTCAGAGGATACGCGCTCCGTTTAACCAGGTACTGGAGCATATTAAAACCGTAGCGTCCGTATGGCATCCTAAGATTATCGGAATCGAAAATGTCCAGTACCAGGCTAGCGTAATCCAGGAGCTTCTCCGGACTACGAAGCTTCCGGTACGTGGACTACGTCCGGACAAGGATAAGGTTTCCCGCTTCCTTCCTCTGGAGGCGCGTTACGAACAAGGATTAGTCCTCCATTCTCCTAACCTTCCTGGATGGTTTACGGACGAGCTTCTCTCCTTCCCTATAGGTCGGCATGATGATAGCGTGGACGCTTTAAGCTACGCCTATAACGTCCTAGAGACGCGTAGAGGATGGACCGCGGTATAGGGAATAATAAAGTATGGGTATTAAAGATATGTTTCGGAGCTTCCGTAAAGCTACCGCTAACCCGTCCGCTCCTGTACCGCTTCCGTTTAACCAGTCAAGGGATACGCGGATCGCGGGAGGATATAACGGGCAGCTTATAAGCGCGCTCCGGAGGATACTTCCTGGGAGCTACAGGGACTGGAGCGGTATCGCTGGGGACCTGGGACTTAACTCCGTAGTAGCTGTAGGTATCGACTGGTACATCCGAAACTTTCCACAAGCTATCCCCCAGATAGTCCGCGCTGTAGATGGTAACCAGGTAGAGGTAATCGCGGACCATCCAGCGATTAAACTTCTCCGGGAACCGTCCCCAGGTATTACCTCCTCCGTATTCTGGGGATGGATTTTGCAGGACTATAAGCTATTTGGTAACGCGTACATCCGTAAGATTAGACCGTCTAGGGTAGGAGAGCCGATCTACCTACAGTATCTCCCCCAGGACATGGTTAGACCTGTAGGAGATGGTACTAACCCGATTACCCATTACGTCTATACGAAGGACGGAGTCCAGTACTCTATCTCCGTAGAGGACATTATCCATATGAGATATGGACGCGATCCGGACGATTTGCGGATAGGACGCTCTCCGGTTATGTCTGTACTCCGGGAGATATCCGCGGATAACGAAGCATCTACAGCAGCGTACGGACTCCTGGTAAACGGAGCTATGCCGTCTCTCCTGGTCGGACCGGATGCTAAGGACCAGGTAGTAGATATCTCCCGCGAGGATGCGGAGGTTATTAAATCCCGTCTCCGCGAGGACCTAACGGGAGATGGAGCGGGAGGAATCGTGGTAATGACGGGTCCATACAAAATGGATCGCGTCTCCTTGACTCCTTCGGAGCTAGCTCTGGACTCTCTACGGAGAGTACCAGAGGAGCGTATCTGTAGCGCGCTGGGACTTAATCCTATGGTCCTGGGATTAGGAAGCGGATTAGAGAGAAGTACTTACTCTAATTATGAAGCTGCCCAGGAGGCAGCGTGGCAGGATGGTATGGTCCCTCTCCTCCGCGCGTTAGAGGAGACTCTATCCGTTTCCCTCCTTCCGGACTTTATCCTAACCCAGGATGGAGATAGATTATCCTTCGACCTATCCGGAGTCCGCGCTCTCTCGGATGATGTAGACGCTTTAGCTGTACGCGCGGAGAGACTCTATAAAGCTGGTATCTGTACTCTCGCGGAAGCTAAACGCCTGGTAGGTCTAGAAGCTTCGGACGTAGACGAGGTTACTCTCCATCCGGATATCCCTCCGAAGGTACAGGACCAGGGAGAGAGCGTATCCGATCTAACGGATAAAGCTAATATCGCTGGAGTCCTGGTCCGCGCTGGTTTCGATCCACAAGCTACCGCGCGCTTCCTGGGACTTAATATCCCGCATACGGGAGCCGAACCTGTAACGCTCCGGGACGATACTACTAAGAGTATCGAAGTAATGGAGGACGGAAGCGTAGCGGTTAAGTACCGTCCTAATAGCGAGATGGTATCCGCAGCGCGTCAAGCTCTAGAATGGAAAAAGGACGGGAAGCGCGGAGGTACGCGGATAGGCATTACGCGCGCTAACCAGATAGTAAACGGAGACGTAATCTCCGAGGATGTTATCCTCCGGATGTTTAGTTTCTTCTCCCGGCACGAAGCGGATAAGGACGCTCCTGGATTTGCGCGCGGATCGGAAGGGTATCCCTCTCCTGGTCGCGTAGCGTGGAACCTCTGGGGAGGAGACGCTGGTTACGCCTGGTCGCGAAGGATGCGGGATAAGATTATGCAGGACCGGAAGAGTATCCCTGTATATCCAGAGGATTACGTCTACGGATCGGACTTTACTCCGGACGAATAATGTATTACGGTAAAACATACCTCCGCGTGAAACCTACGGACTCTCTCGTTACTAAAAGGATGGAGTCCGTATACGCTTATTCCCAGCGTTTCCGTACCGCGCTCCTTCAGGAGGAGGAGAAAGTGGTTAACGAAATCCGGGACGCTTACTCCAGGTCCATTAGCTCTCTAGAGGAGGACCTATCCGGTATGGAGGCGCGCGCTAAGGATTACGAAGCGCGAGGATTAAACTTCGATACGCTCTCCGCTATGATGGATCGCACCAGGGAGATGATAAAGGAGCTGGAGCTTCGGGTTAATACCGTTAACGAGGAAGCTGTACAGTACATCCTTGACGGACAAGAAAGCTCCCTAAACGCGGTAGATAAGAATACTGGAAAGCTAATCCAGTCTACCGATCCGCTTATCCCGAAAGAGATAACCGCGAGCGCGGAGTATAACCGTATACCTAAGGAAGCTCTAACCAGCTTTATCGGGTCTAGCTCTCCGGATAGTCCGCTGGGAAAGCTTATCTCCGGACTCGCTAAGGATACATCCGAGAGATTCCGGAATACGCTATCTACCGCTATCGTTAGCGGGAATAATCCGCGACAAGCAGCGCGGGACCTAGCTAAGGTAATACAGGCATCTCAAACCGATATAAACGTATCCCGTAATCGGTTGGAGACTATCGCGCGTACGGAGATGATTAGATCGGCGCGCGAAGGTCAACGATACCTATACGAAAGTAACCCAGCGGTAGTAGGATACCAGCGACAAGCTACCCAGGACGGGAGAGTATGTATAGCTTGTCTAGCTCTCTCCGGGAAGAAGTATCCTACCTCCGAGATAATGCCGTCTCACCCGAACTGTAGATGTGTAATGCTTCCGATTACCTTAAGCGCGGAGTACATCCTGGGAGAGTCTACAGACCCAGGATTAAACTATCCCGGTATAGGTCCGAATGCGCTCCTCTCTGGTATGTCCGAAGGAGAGAAGCTCCAGGTAATGGGACCATCCAGGTACGCGCTCTACCAGCAGGGAGTACCTCTGGAGAAAATGGTTAACGTAGTACGTAACGAGTCCTGGGGAGATACTACCCAGATACTCCCGCTCTCGCGGATAGGTAAGGGAAAGATACCAGTGGAGAAAAAGCTGGTTATCCCTCCTCCCCCAGGAAGCGGACCAGGTACTCCAGCTCCAGCTCCGGTTACTCCTACCGTAGCTCCAGCTCCGAAAGCTCCGAAGGTTACGAAACCGAAACCAGCTCCTAAACCAGCAGGTCCGGTAATAGGCGATAGATCGGCGCGTAATCCTAACCGCGTATGGAATGGAGAGCGTTACGCTCTAGACGTTAAAGCTATAACGGACTTCATAGAACGGACTATACCTACCCTAGGACCTAGACCGAACCAGGCTAACTATCCGGACTGGAGCGTTTATAAAGCAGATCGGATATCCTGGGACGCGCGATTAAAACAAGCTAAGGACGAGTATTTCCAGCTTCTCCTAGCTGATACTCCGTCTACGGTAAAGGTAAACGCTTCGGAAAATCGTAAGGAGATAGAGCGTATCCTAAACCTCCTAAACCAGATAGTAGAGAAGCGTCCCGTAAAGCTGGATTTAAACATAGAGCGCGGAGGTAGTAGAGCTTATTACCAGGCAGCTACTAGGACTATTCGGATAGGCAAATCTACGGAATATGGTAAAGCTCCGGACTGGAAGAGTATCCAGTCCATATCGGATATCTACTCGTATAGTAGCTGGTTAAGCTCTACCGACTGGTTTAGTACCTTAACGCACGAATACGGACATTTCCTAGATTTCCATTTACCAGGAAGCATCGAAGCGCGTAATAAAGCTTTCGACGCGCGAACCGCGGGAGAAGCTCAACTCCACGAAGGACCATATACCTCCTCCGGTTTCTACTACAAGAAAGATAGATTTTTCGATCCTTACGTAGGACGTATCTACGGACATAAGGACGGAGAGGGAGCGGAGATTCCATCTATGGGACTGGAGTATATGGTCCGCGATCCGTTTAGTCTCTACCAGAAAGATAGAGAAACGCTGGAGCATATCCTGGAACATATCCTATGAGAATAGCTACGATTACATCTACGCGCTTCGGTAATGGAGACATAATCGATAAGGGTAACGGAGACTACGAGATTACTGGGACCCTGGGAGATTTCTTCCGAAACGTGCCTATCATGGAGTTTATTTACTTCTACCCTGCTAGCTTCGTCTATGCTGGGCAGCTCCTCCCGTCTCTCGCGTCCTCCTTCGAAGCTAATAATCTAGGGACTGTATCCTGGGGAGAGCTTCCGGATGTATGGTCGGATGTACCTCCGGATGCTTTAGTCTAGAGTCTAAATATGGAATACTCCTGTATGGATATCGTAGCTTTCTCTGGGGACGCGATTAAAAGCGACAAGCTGGGATTTGTTAGCGGTTACCTGGTGCGATTCGGTAGTCCGGATGTAGCCGATCTAGAGGGAGACTATTTTACAAAGTCTACCGATTACGGTTTCCCGATAGACCAGGATGTACCTATTAACCTCTACTGGAATCACGGTATGGATAAAGCCGTAGGTAAGCGGTGTATCGGTACAGGACACGCGAAAGCGGACAATATCGGTATCTGGTATCAAGCTCAAATCGATATGGCGGACGAATACGCTATCAATATCGCGCGGATGGCGAAAGCTGGAAAGCTGGGTTTCTCGTCCGGAGCAGCGTCCCATATGGTGGAACGTAAAGCTATGGGGAGAGCTAACGAGATTATCCGCTGGACTATCGCGGAAGCTTCCGTTACTCCAACTCCTGCGGAGTATCGTAACGTAGTAAAGTCCGTAAAGGAGATGGAGGATATGGAAGAGATGGAGCTTCTCCCTCCCGTAGAACAATCCCCAGAGGAATACGCGCGCGAGGTATTCGCGGAGGTAGAGTCCGATCTCGTTCACGAAGGGATGGAGAGTATCTACGAAGCTTTATGCGCGGGTATCTATGGAGTCCTGGAGCTTACGTCCAGCGACAAGGTTACATACCTTAATACCCTGGTAGATACTTTCGCGGTAACCGCGAGAGACTTTATCGGAAATGTAGTAACGTCCGGAGGAGGGACTAAGAGTATCTTTAATACTCCAGATACTCTCCGGACTACAGAGAGACGAATACGGGATGTATTCGGACTATCCAGGAATACCGCTAAACGGCTAGCTCCTGCGATCCATAAGCTCCTCCGGGATGGAGAAGTAGAGGAGACGGACTCTAGCGAGACGGTTAAATCCTGTATCGTAGACCAGGAGGTACTCCTTCGGGAGAATCTCCTATTACAAGTGGAGCTTAAGAAATATGACTATTGAAGGACTCCGGGAGCGTAAGAATACTCTAATCGCTACCGCGCGAGAGCTTGCAGCTAAAACGGATAATCTCTCCGAGAATAACGCAGAGATTAAGCGGATTATGTCGGACGTAGACGCTGTAGAAGAGCGGATCGAAGCGGTTAAGCGTATGGGCGAAATGCATCCCCCAGCGAAGGAAGTTAAAGCCTCCGAACCGTGGAACGAATACGGAAGCGTCAAGTCTACCCAGGTATTCTCCGGAGGTACATCCGAAGCTAACTATAAAGCGTACACATTTGGACGCTATCTCCAGGCTATCGCTGGTAATGCTAAGGCTAAGTCCTGGTTAAAGGATAACGGACATATTAAGGCTAACAACGAGACTACAGAAAGCGCGGGCGGTTATACCGTCCCGGTTATCACGTCTCCGGACCTTATCTATCTCCGCGAACGTTTCGGAGTAGTCCGCTCTAATGCGCGCGTCTATCCTATGTCCGGAGATACGCTCCTGGTCCCTAATCAAACCGGATCTACCACCGTGTATCACGTAGGAGAGAATACAGCGATTACTACTAGTGATTTCGTATTCGATCAAGTACTCCTCCAAACTGTCAAGCTTGCAGCTCTTAACCCAGTATCTCGCGAGCTTTCGGAGGATACGATTATCGACTATGCCTCTATGGCAGCGCGAGACTTCGCGGTTAAGCTAGCCCAGCAGGAGGACCTCGACTGTATTATGGGAGACGGTACAGCTACCTACGGTAGCATTACTGGTATCCTTCAGGCTGTATACGGACTTAACGCTACTAAGGCTAATATCGCATCCCTCGTCCTCGCGGATACTGGATCGGTTGCAGCTAATAAGCCTACCCTAGCTAATATCCGATCTATGGCAGCGCGTATCCCAGAGTACCCAGGTATTAATCCTAAGTGGATGTGCCATAAGCAATTTTGGTACGATTGTGTAGCTCCTAACCTGGATGCTCTCTCCGGGAATAGCATTATGGATATCCAGAATGCTTATGGTCCTCGTCCTACCCTGTACGGCTACGAGGTAGTATTCTCCCAGGTTATGCCTAAGTCCGTTACCGCTAGTACTCCTCTGATGATTTTCGGAGATTTGTCCCTGGGTACAGCTTTCGGCGATCGGCGCGGAGTAACTATCGAAATGTCCGACCAGCGCGGATTTATTGAAGACCAGTACCTCTATAAAGCTACGGAGCGTTTCGCGTTTAAAGCTTTCGACGTTGGAAACGTTAACGCTACAGCTTCCCTCCGGGTCCCTGGGTCGCTTATCGTCCTCGCATCACAAGCTACGTAATAGGGTAGATAACGTCCTGGGTCCATACATGGAAACGTACCGATCCAGACAAGAAGAAACCTCCCAGGTATCCTGGGAGGTTTTATCTTTATCTACACTTTCTCCACGTCTCTCTCGTCCACGGGACGGAGCTAACGTAATAACAGAGAGAATCTATCCAGCGTAGCCCAGGGTAGATTAATCCATCCGCGGAGCTACAGGTCCAGAGATATACAGCTTCTACGTCCTCCGGATAATCGGTACGGAAGAAGTAATCCATAGTAAGCTGTACATCTCCCTCCTTAAACTCGAACGGGTCCAGATCGGCGTATTCCGGTTTACTGGGGACTGGTTTATAGGTACGGATAAATTCCGTTAAGGTTAATCCCTGCATTAGATATAGTCCTCCGAACAATAAGGACATACATCCTCTAGGTCCTCTCTGGAATCACAATGCGGACATACATCCTCTAGGTCCTGGGCTGTAGAGATTTGCTGGATAAAGAAATCCTCGTCTAACCTATCCTCTACGCTATAGTTAGAGACGATTTGCTTCATTTGTACATACTTCTCGGATGTATCCTCGTTAGTAATAATATTACCGATCCGCGCGGGAGGACATTTCTCCATAAGGAAGTAGGTAGTAACCGTCCCGTCCTCGTCCTTCGTAGTAATCGTATCGTTACCGTCCTCGTCCTTATCCTCTCCCAGGATATCGAACGTCATACCGTTATCGTGCATATACTGGACTACTACCTCGCGGAGGTTATCTGTATTCTCTGGGTCCAGCTCCGCGATAGCGGTATTACCTAACCAGTCTATGTACTCGCATAAAAATCTAACCATCTCTAATACTCTCCTCTCGAACATATAGACTATATACGAAACGTATATAGTCCGTCAAGTAGATACACGCAGAGGTAATAGAGCGGGATATGGGATTATGGAATAATCCTTTATGGCGATCACAAGGGACCAGGCATTAGCGTACGTTACGCTTCATGCTCAAACAAATAGCTATCCAGAGATAGATATAGATACTGTAGGAAGTTTCGTAGACTCTAACCGTAGATACTCTACCTGGACGGCTAATACCGCGTACGCGGTTGGAGACTATATCGTACCTACCGTACCTAACGGACGTATCTATAAATGTGTAGTAGCTGGGACCAGCTCCGCGACCGAACCTAGCTTCCCGGATTACGTCCTGTACCGGAGCTACCGGATTAATGATGGAACTACCCTGGTATGGCAGGACTACGGAGTAATCTCTCCGGACCAGTACGATACGCGATCCGCGGTACGCTCTCTCTGGATTTATAAAGCTGGTATCCTCGCTAACCAGGTAGACGCTTCGGACGATAGAAGTAACGTAAAGCTCTCCTCCCTTCAAACCCAATTTTTACTAATGGCAGAAAAGTACCGTCCATTTGAGGTAATAACGTAATGGACCCAGGACTGGTATCTGTACTCGGAGGCGGTATGGAGCGGATGCTATGTACGTCTAACATAGATATATTCCGGTACGTCTCTACTCCGGATGGACGCGGAGGGACTACTCTCTCCTGGTCTAAGATAAAGAGCATTAAGGGACGGCTAATCAATACCGGAGATAGCGAGAGCGTCCGATCTAATAGTTTTACTATGTCTGGTACGTGGACCCTGGTAGCATCCAGAAACGCGGATGTAATGCCAGAGGATAGAGTCCGCATCCAGGGAGATAGCTCCAGATACTGGGATGTAGTAGGTACGGACTTTGGTAAAACAGAGCTTCTCCTCCAGCATATATCTTTAGTAGAAGCTGTAGAAGGAAACGATTTCTAATGGAAAATCCACAAGCTAATATTAACTACCAGCAGGTCCTAGCTGGGTTTATAGGAGCTGTAATAATGGTCCTGCGTCAGCGTCCATTAAAGGGACTGGTAACTAATATCTCCTCCGTCCTCGCGGGTACAGCTAGCGCGACATACTTAACTCCTATCCTGGGGAAAGCTCTAGGACAAACCGATCCTAACTATCTCCTGGGTTTCTCTTTCCTCCTGGGAGTACTCGGACTCCGCGGAGTAGAGATTATCGCGGACTGGATCGGCGTAGATGGGAAACCAGGTATTAACGGTAAACGTATTATTGATGAGGTAGTAAATGAATAACATATCTGTATCTCGACTCCTTATAGTTGTCCTGGTCGCATTCGCGGCATCCTTCTCGACTGTCTTCGGCGACGGCATCCGCACAGCTGAAGCAGACACGCTCGCCGAGCTTGGCGCAGTGATGGCACTTTACGGAAGCAAGGCTGTAGCGGCTGGTGTCACTGCTGCGATGAGTAGTGTGCTGGCGTTCCTTACAATGCCTTTCAAGGGTACTGACATGAACGCTTTGAAGGTGGGCAAATGAACCTAAGAAACGTAATCATCACACCACTTGAAACGAATCCGGCTGATTACAACATTAAGGCAGAAATTACTGAGGACGATGGCACCAAGATTGGTGACTTTGGACCAGACGGTATTGACGTGTTTACTTGGTGGGTACAGCAAGATGATACGTTTCGTTTGAATGTAGTCAATCAGTTTAGTATGATTATGGCTTCCGAGATTGTGTCTGGGACATCTGAATAATGGCAACCTACTATGTTAGAACGGACGGCAATGACTCAAATGCCGGAACTGGACCTGCAACTAATCAGGCTTGGCAAACTATAGGTAAAGCTCTTGGTGCTACAGGTATCGGGTCTGGCGATACTTTGTATGTTGCACCGGGTGATTATAGGCAGGCTGCTACTATTACTGTAGGTGGTACATATTCAACCGCAACGCAAGTTATAGGTGACCCAACTGCTAGTCAATTTAGCGGTATTGTGGCTGGTCGTGTTTTGATAACAAACAGATTGAGTAATGATGTAGGTAACTCTGCTGGCAACTTTGCTATATTTACTCTTTCATCGAAAAATTATTTGCAATTTTATAACTTTGTATTTGAGCAAGCTGGAGCTTCAAATATTTTTTCGTTAGTAGATAGTACAGATTTACAATGGCATAAATGTTTATTTATGCAAGTCAGTAGTCAAAATGGCATAAATGTTTCTGACACTACAACTAATGGACTTACAAAAAACTACGTACTTAGGCAATGTATTTTTTCTTTCTACGGCACCGCAGGTCCGTATAGTGATGCGTCAGTTGGAAAAAGTTCTGCCACACAGAATTATGTATACAGCTTGACGTTTGATAGATGCTTTTTTGATGGAGCATCATCCTCAGTAGTGACTTTAAGTAATGCTACTAGTGCTACATATTCAGGAACTGGATTTTATTTTTACAATTGCACAGGGCTTAGTTTTAGCCTTACAAATATACGTGATGACGTACAAGTCAAAAACTGTATCGGTGGACCAAACCGAACGTGGAGTACAACTGGGTCGTTAACTGCTGGAGGTATTGGAGCAACAATAAGCAATTGTGCTTGTTATGCTACATCCGGTCTATCAGGTTACACAGTAACTAATCTCAGGACTTCAAAATATTTGCCGTATAACACAGGCATACAACGCCTATGGGGATTACCACAAGTAGACTGGTTTACAGCAGATGGATTGTATACATATGCAACTGGAGACACAAGTGGTACTCCTGCTGTTGATTTCTATGATGTTGCGTGGGCTGGTGGTGCGCCTAATGTTGGTTCTTACAACAACTATACGACCACACTTGCTGGTCAGTACAATCCAACCGAGCGCAACGCATCGACCATCACAATCGCTCCCGGAAGCACCTCGCAAAGCATCGGACTGTATCTCGGTGCTACAGGTCTAACAGCCTCCACAAGCGGTCTATCAGCCTATTACAACCGTACACGCACAGCCTCAGTATCAATCCCGCTAGTAGCCCGTACAATCGCTCAGGCGTGGACTGCTGGTGGCTTTGCGGAGGTTGACTCAACCAACATGCCGGGCGTGTATCGCTTAGACCTCCCTGATGCTGCTTTGGCGGCTGGTGCTGACGATGTCACTGTAGTGGTCAGAGGTGCGTCTGGTACTAACGGTGCGGTCATGACGGTCAAACTCAGCAGTGGTGGCTTGACGGAAGCACAGACTGCCTCGGCTGTCTGGGGTGCTAGCCCTGCTGGCTACAATGACGGCACAACATTCGGTGGTGTTGTCAACACTATTGCAACTGTGGCTAATGACATTGATACGCAAATCCAAGATGTTCCGGGCAACGTGTGGGAGGAGCTTACAGTTAACCATGACACACATGGTACGTACGGATGGAATATTCTCCGCGCGGATCAACAGTCGAAGGAAGGTCTAGTTACACTCCATCAGAGCGGAGGAGTATCTAGAGTAGACGCGGATATCCACGCTATCGTAAATGATACGGATGCAGCGGTAGAGCTTAAGGGAGCTTTACTCCATAACGGGACGGACTACATCTCCGCTAACTTATTAACTCCTACCAGTCCAGCTACCTTACTACGTATGGGTCCATACTCTGTAGTAGCGGACCAGGCTAAACAGGAGATTAATATCGACATCCTAACCGGAAGCTCTCTCCCGGTAGTCCTCCAGCTTGTGGATGTAACGGGTACTGGGATACCTCTGGTTGGAGCTACCCTATCGGTTAAAATCTACAATGCAGCGGGGACACTGGTTACAACCTATACGGGTACAGCTTCATACTCGGATGCAGGTTTCCTAACCTTTACCCTGGATTCGGTAGTAACCGCTACCCCAGGTACTTACTACATAACGGTAACCAGGACTACAGGAGCTACGGATACCTCCATCTATGGCGGTTTGCGTCTCTATGTCAGGAGTAACTAATGTCTAAAATCTACATCATTTCGGAGGACCCGAAGCTCTCTATGCAGGAGACGGATGTACTCTGGGTAGGAGATAGGTCCGCGGTAGTAATGCGCCTTGTAGATGATAACGGGAGCGCGGTAGACGTTACCACGGGTACTCTCGCGGTTAACTACACTAACGCGCAAACCGGATCGGCGTATACCTTCCCGTCCGGTACAGCTACGATTACTAAACAATACCCAGCGGAGGGAGTAATCTCTATCCTCCCTCCATCCGCGTATCCTACCGCTGGAGTAATCCGTTTATCGGTTAGCTTGACTAACGGAGCTACCGTCCGGAGATTTGGTCCGCTCTATACGGATGTACTTTCCCTATGACTCCTAAAACCAGAAGAGTATCTATCCAGGTAAAGAGTAACCAAATCCCAGCGTATATCCGAAACGTAGAAAAGATATCCGCTATCGTTGGATTATCGGTAGCTTCCGTAGAAACGCGCGCTAAAAAGAGTATCGCGGAAAGCTCCGGAAAGTATAAGCGGTATAAGCGCGGGAAGCGTATCCATTTCTCCTCTCCCCCAGGGACCGCTCCAAATGCCGATACTGGATTTCTACATAACTCCATATACTCGCGCATGGTTACGAAGTACAGCGGGGAAGTACATACATCCGCTAAATATGCGATCCCGCTAGAGATGGGATGGTATACGAAGTCCGGGAAGAGAATACCTAAGCGTCCATTCCTGGTCCCAGCTCTCCGGAAGGAAGCTCCGGAGATTACGAAACGGATTAAAGCGTTACTGAAGTAAGGACCTAATAATGGTATTTGAACCTGGAGTAATAGAAGAGGATATCTATACGGTACTTAGTGGAGACGCTACGCTAGCCGATCTGCTAGCTGTAGATAATCTACCTAACGGATACCAGCAGGGTATCTACGCGCATATATCCCCAGAAACCGATCCGGTATCTAGGAAACCTCCGCGGTTTCCGCTTATCGTATTCACGCGCGAGGGAAGCTTTCAAGCGGACCAGATTACTATCGGTAAAACGAGAGTAGTAAGTACTCCCGTTTACCGGATTAATATCTACGGTATGTCCAGCGGTTCTATCTCTATGGTACAGGTACAGAATATAGCTAACCGCGTAGCGGAGCTTTTAGATGGTCGGTACGTAACGTCTACTAGTCCGTGCATCCTTTACAAGCGGGATAGTACGGATATGGTTTACGAGGACCAGTCCGGAGGACGGGTAGTATTTTGCGCTACACTCCTCTATAAGATTACAGCCCAGGTAATATCTTAGGAGTCTATGGTATGAAGTTTCTTCTCTATAACAACTGTACGGTAAAAATTGGATTAGGCGCGCTACAGTCCGCAGGGACTCCAGCGACTATTACCACTACCGACCGAACCGCTCTCGTTACTTCCTTTCGTCCTACGAGATCGGTTAACTTTAAGAACGTCCAGACGTTAGCGGATGCTACGGATAAATCCCTCGCTGTATCCTCTACCGGTAGCGTCGAAATTGAAATTATGTATGATGGAGATACAGGTAACGTTAATCCGATCTTCTTTATGCAGGAAGGTAAATTCGTAAAGCTGGAGCTAGTCCTCGCGGAGGGGACTCCGGTTACCCAAACATTCCAGGGAGTAATCCAAACCGCTACCGAACCGATCGTAGCGGATGAAGTGGTAAAAGAATCAGCTACGATTAAGCTGGGAGTAGCTTACTACGCGGGACTGGAGTAACTTAGCTTATGTCTCTTAGCGCGCTAACCTCTATCCCCCAGGATGAAGCTAAAGAAAATCTAGAGGTAGACCTCTCGGATTTTTTCCCAGGAGAAGAGAAGGTTACTATCTCATTTCGGGAACCTAAAATCCCGGACCTGTATCCTAATGGATCGGCGATAGACCGCCTCCGTATATCCTTCCCAGAGATGATTACGGAGCAGCTCCAGAGCTGCTATATCATCGGTAGATGTTACATCCGTACGGATAAGGACGCGCAAACCATGGACCCAGTAAAGGATATCTGTAGGTTAGCTCTCCGTAATAAGAGAGCTTATCTCCGGATATTCCTGGAATTTCAGAAAGCTTTCCTCGTAGACTTTAACGCGGAGATTAAAGAATCGGGAAACGTCTAACCGGAGTAGCTAAGGATATCCTCTACTACTCCGTTAAGTATCTCCATAGGCATCCAGTGGAGTTAAACCTATCTATATCCTCCCTGGCAGATGTAGCGTGGATCGCGCGCGAAATAGAGAAGCTGGAAGCAGAGAAAGCGTCTAGAGGTTTCTAATAATGACTCTCGCGGACCTATCCGTAAAGATATCAGCGGAGGGAGTGGAATCTACGGTTAATGACCTGGGGAAAGTTAACCAGGGCATTACTAAGGTAGTAGAACAAGAAAGCGGTTTATCCTCCCTGGTATCTACCCTGGGGATAGCTGCAGCTGGTTTCGCTGCTGTAGCTACTTCCGTCTATGCTTATGGTAAAGCAGCTATCGACGCGACCATCCCGCTAGACTCCGCTAAACGCGCGCTACAGAGCGTCTCTAAGAATACCCAGGAATACGAGCAAAGTCTCCGCGATCTACAGGAAGCTGCTAAGCTCCCTGGTTTAGGTTTCCAGGAGGTAGTACAGGGAAGCGTTAAATTACAGGGAGCGGGTATCTCCGCTAAAACCGCTAAAGACTCTATCGTAGAGTTGGGAAACGCTATCGCTAACGCGGGACGCGGTAAAGCGGAATTTGGAGCAGCAGTAGACCAGCTCTCCAAAATGGCGGGATTAGGTAAAGTTACTACGGACGATATGAACGAGATCGCAGCATATGCTCCTGCATTTCGTAGAGCGTTTCGGGATGCTTTCGGTACTTTGGATATGGAGAAGTTTAACAAGAAGGGTATCGATATAGAGACTATCTTTAAAAAGATAAACGAGCAGCTCCGACAAATGCCTAGAGCAGCGATATCGTTCCAAACCGCTATAGATAACCTGGGGGATGCGTTTCAGGTTGCAATGGAACCGCTGGGTACAGGACTCCTTAACTCCTTCTCTGTACTTACCCAGGATAGCGATAATTTCTTTAACCAGCTAAAACGAGTTAATGACGAGCTGGGACGCTTCATAGAGAAAATGTCTCTAATAAATGGACCTATTAAAGCGGATTTCGCTAATGGGTTTATCGGAGTATTTCGCTGGTTAAATGATGTTATTACCAAAAATGTAACCGATACCATGTATCTATTTCATGTAGTAGAAACCTCCCTTACGAACCTGGGGAAGCTTGTAGGTCGCGGAGCTAATGCTCTATTCGGATTATTCGATCCGAATATGAAGCGCGGTACAGGTCTAGATTTCGATAAGCCTATGGGATACGAGGAATTTTCTCGCGGGACTAAAACCGCTATGGGTGTAGTAGACGCGATCCAGATAGCGTCGAAAGCTACCATTATCCAGGATAGAGATAAGGACAAAGATAAGGAGCGCGAGAAAGATACAGATACGAAAGAAAGCAAAAATCTTTTAAAGCAAATCTCAGCGAATACGGGACGTACCGCTAGCGCGCTGGACTTTAACCGGCAGTTATTCGGAGGACGGCAGCTGGGGCAGCTAGGAGTAACCGCGGTAGAGCTGGGTATGTCGCGCGACCGTTTCCGCGGATCGGCGCAAATACCAGGAAGTACTATGATTAACAGAGGTATCCTCCAGCTGGTCCAACAATCGCAGAGACAATACCTTAATACTCCATTAGCGAGGTATTAGATGTACGAGCTTAGAGTACAGGTAGATACTGTAGAACCGCGTCCAGAGAAGGGACGGTTAGCTGTAGGATTTGACGGGACCATGCTCTCCCAGGGTTTCCGTACGGATGGTATCTGGGTCGATCCGTGTACGCTTACGGCTATGCTAAAACCTATCCCGCTAACGGAGTCCTGGGGGAATACATACACTGGTAATAACGCGCGCCTGGACCCGTCCGCAGCGTATACCATTCCGACTCCTTCTAAATGGGAGCGTATCCAGATACGAGCTTCCGGAGATTACTGGTTACGCGCTAAACAATCTACTAACGAAATCGTACAGGTTACAAGCGCGCTCCCTGCTAATCAGCCTATGGTAATCGGATGGTACAAACCGGAGCTAAAGATAGGAGCGGATGTTCCAGTCCTCCGTCTCTACTATAACTATAACGCTGGTAGTACTTCCGGAGAGATTAAGCTAGTATTCTACGCTAACGGTAAAGCGGAGGTTTATAAAGCTGGACTCCTAGTAGGAAGCTACGATCGGAGCGGTAGTAACTTCGCGCCTGGTAGTACCTATACCGCTAGCTTCTCCACTAACCAGCAATTTAACGAAATTCTGATTATTCCATTCCGGAGGCGGGAGCTTCTCGTCCATACAAATTACGGATTAAGCTTCTCCCATATCTTTACGGATTTGGACGAGAGCTTAACTACTAACGCGATTACTCCAGCGGGTAAATTCGCATTTGCTGTACCTACTGGTAAACTCGCAATCCAGGTAGCTTACTGTAGGTTTAGTCCCCAGGGTAGCTTTATCGCGTCCCAGCAGGTCCTCCGTTATGCTCCTCCTACTACTGTAGCTGGTCCTCCGGTATATCCTCTCTTTACCTTCCTACCGTTTAACGATACAGCTGGACCTACCGGAGATACTACCCAGCTTACTACGTCTATAGTCCACGAAGGGACCGGGGACTGGACTACGTGGACGGTACTAGATAACGGGACTACGTCCTCCTGGGATGGAATAAAGAAAACCGTCCGCGTTAAATGCTACCTACAGAACTTTACGGGTACGCAAAGTCCAACTGTATACGCTGTAGACGCTTTCTGGGACCCTAATCCGACCCAAACATATAACGCTAATACAGATATTACTAACGCGATCAGCGGATTAAATGTAACGGTTGGAGAGGATGGTAGAGCTACCGCTACGCTAACCGCTTTCTCTGGACTACTGGTAAACGCTGGAATGGTGCAACCGGAATACCAAAGCGATAGACCATTTCG